CTTGGTATTGGAGCTGTTAAAACATCATTTAACACATCAGAAGGTGTAACTATAGATTACGTTGATCCAGCCGATCTTGTTTATTCTTATAGTGATTCACCTTATTTTGATGATATATACTACGTTGGAGAGGTTAAGTCTATCCCTATAAGCGAATTAGCAAAACAATTTCCACATCTTACTCAAAGTGATCTAGAAGAAATAACAAAAAATAGATCTCATTACAGAAATAATCATCATAGTAGATATTCCTCTGATCAAGATGATAACAACAAAGTGCAAGTGTTATATTTTAATTATAAAACCTATATGAACGAGGTTTATAAAATGAAAGAAACTAGTACTGGATCTGAAAAAATAATACCAAAAGATGATCAATTTAACCCACCAGAAAATATGGAGGGTGATTATTCTAAATTACAAAAATCAATTGAAGTTCTTTATGATGGAGCTATGGTTTTAGGCACTAATAAGTTGCTAAGATGGGAAATGGCGAGAAACATGATGAGACCTAAAAGTGATTTTACTAAAGTTAAAATGAATTATGCTATTGTAGCGCCTAGAATGTATAATGGTAGAATAGAGTCATTAGTTGGGCGTATAACCGGTTTCGCCGACATGATTCAATTAACACATCTCAAGTTACAACAAGTTATGTCTAGATTAGTTCCAGATGGTGTTTATTTAGATGCTGATGGTTTAGCTGAGATAGATTTAGGCAATGGAACTAATTACAACCCACAAGAAGCGCTAAATATGTTTTTTCAAACAGGTTCTGTTATTGGTAGGTCTTACACTCAAGACGGTGATCCAAATGCCGGTAAAGTACCTATTCAAGAAATACAATCAAGCAATGGTGGTCAAAAAATGCAAAGTTTAATTGGTACATATAACTACTATTTACAAATGATTAGGGACGTGACTGGATTAAATGAAGCTAGAGATGCATCAACACCAGATGCTAAATCGTTAGTAGGTATTCAAAAAATGGCTGCTGCAAACTCTAATGTTGCAACTAGACATATATTAAATTCAGGTTTGTTTTTAACAGCTGAAGTAGCAGAATGTTTATCTCTTAGAATATCTGATATCATAGAGTATTCTCCAACAAAAGATGCCTTTATACAACAAGTAGGTGTCCACAATGTGGCCACACTAGAAGAAATATCAAGTTTACATTTATACGACTTTGGTATATTCATAGAATTAATGCCAGATGAAGAAGAAAAAGCTATGCTTGAAAATAACATCCAAATGGCTTTACAACAGCAAAATATAGAACTTGAAGACGCTATTGATCTTAGAGAAATTAAAAACGTTAAATTAGCCAATCAACTTCTTAAAATAAGACGAAAGAAAAAGGATGAAAAAGACCAAATGATTCAACAACAAAATATTCAGGCTCAAGGAGAGGCTAATGCCAAACAAGCTGAAGCCGCTGCGTTAGCTGAAGTGGAAAAACAAGATGCGTTAAATAGAAGTGAAGCTGAATTAGAAGAGGTAAAATCTCAATTGGATGTTAGAAAAATGATGCAAGAAGCAAATATTAAAAAAGAATTAATGGCTTATGAGTTTCAATTAAACATGCAGTTAAAACAAATGGAGATTGAAACTTTAAAAACAAAAGAGAAAGAAAAAGAAGATAGAAAAGATCAAAGAACTAGAATTCAAGCAACTCAACAAAGTGAGATGATTGATCAAAGAAATAATCAAAAACCGCCTAAAAACTTTGAGTCTTCAGGTAATGATATACTAAGTGGAGGTTTTGATTTAAGTGCATTTGATCCTAGATAAATTTATTAACTATTATTATATTATATT